GTCTTAGTTTTAACTTTATTTGACGTGTTGTATAAATTAACGCGTTCTAACCTATAATACTCTATAACCTCCCTTAACTTCTTACTAAAAAATGAAACTGCTATAGCTATATCATTATTATCGTTAAAATCGAGGTACTGTAAAAACTTCTTTTCCGTTTTATTACTAAAATTAATAGTAATTTCCTTTAAAAAGTCTCTATATCTATCTATTATAAGACTTTTGTTAGAGGTGGTTTTATTATTACTTTTATTATTCCAGTTATTAAGATAAGTAGCGTAGTACTCCTGCAGTGTGGATGGTTCATAACTCACCTTTACCACTTTTATAAATTCTATAAGGGAAAAGGCTTGGTTTCTATCTAAAGCATTAGAATCTAATACATTACTATTAGTAATAGACTGTGGCACTTCAGGGTAACCTTTTATTACATTTTCCATTAATATTATTTATTTTAGATTATAGATAAGCTACTGAACAACGAGTTACGGATTGCAATATCCTCGATGTTATTGTCTCCTTTGAAACTACTCAATGCGGTAGTTATATTAAACGTATTTAAAATATCGCTATAATTTATAAGTCCGTCGTATACAGTTCCTTCAAATCCGGAAGTATATTCATAAAAAGTATAAAACTTGGATAGGTCAGCCGACGTAAAGGNAGTAGGTAATACTAATGGCCATCCCCAANCGGAGCTAAATTCACTTAACTTATATTGCAATGTATCTACAGCGCAGACAGGTTGGAAGGTATTCAATAGAGAATAGCTATTACTAAACTTTTCCAAAGCTACTATATCCGTTCCAGCAGATACTGTATATGAATATGTATCAATATCACTACCCAAATTTTTTCCATAAATCTCGCCTGTAGTTATTCCCTTATCGTTAAAGTTTTCCTTAAACTTGTTTTTTGTTCCTTTAAATTGATTATAATCAGTAGAAAACAAACTCATCAATCTTACTATTTCGGGAGGGAAGTTAAAGAGAGATTCATCATAGACGTTAGCTGTTTCATCTAACAGATCGCTAATATTTATAAGACTGTTTAGGTCGCATGTATCGATATTAGTCTTATTATTAACAAAGTTAAAGATTTTTTCATTTAAGGTCTTACCGAGAGATGAATTATTAGAGCTTATATTACCAAAAATAGATCCTATAAAATCATCAAAGAGTATATTTTTATCTAATAAGATTTCCTGAAATCTTAAGCTTTTAAATACTTCAGTATAATCAACATCTTCATTAGTCTTTGCAAAATAATAATAATCTTTAGGGTAGATACTAAAATCAACACTCTCTCCAGTTAACTGAAAAGTTTCAGATGTGTTTGTAAATTCTGCACTAACTCTTAATGAAAAAGTATCGAATCCTGAAAGACCGTCATCGTAGGTTAGATTACCATAGAACCAATAATCTGTATCAACTCCGGATATAGAACTATTTAAACTAGATATACTATAAAAGGATGAATTTACCTCTTCGTTATTACTATCATACAATCTTCCAGTAATACTACCATTAAGTGTTACTCCCTTTACCGTATAATTAGATATACTTGTAGGCTTGATAAAAAATGGTATAGGCGCCTTTTTAAACTGTACGGGGCTAATATTAAAAATTTGAGCTTCATCGTCTCCCTCTTCTGTTAGTCCATTATCATTAATGGATAGAGAATTTAAATTTGCAGAAAGAGAAGTAGTACCTACGTTAGCGGTTAAAGATATAGATAGGTTGTTATTGTAATTATTTAGCGAATAATCTAGACTACTACTTTTACTAAAAATTTTATTTCTATCTTTAAATAAGTTAATTATGATTCTTTCAGTTGAGAGTTGATCAGATAAAAAATAATAAGATTCACGACCTGAAGTACCCACAAACACGCTACCTACATCTGTACTTTTAGCATCCACTATCGTATTACCGGATAACCGCACATATACATTAGAGCCACTAACACTTATAAAAGGAATTTCGTTATATTCAAAGGCAGAAAGATTTTTAATATATGACTTTTCAAAGAAAGAGTAATATTTTTTAAGGTGGTTAAACTTATAAGGGGTAAGATCAAAATAATTAGGTATAGTTAGACCTGAAACAGTATAAAATATGTTATTATTATCTTGATAGAACGGAGCTTTGTTAGTTATAGTAATAGGTTTTGAAAATTCCCCTGCAGATAATGGTAAAATATCATCTTCAATTTCTACAGTAAAAGTATTTTCAATATAATCATAAATCTCTACATCGGTAGAATATGAAGCTAGTAAAGAATTATTTTCACAATCACTAAGTACCATTCTAACCTTATACTTACCAGGAAGATTATAAGTGTGTTTAGCTGTTAATCCTGTACCTGTTGTACCATCTCCGAAGTCAAATAATGCTTCTGTTCTGTTAAGATCAGAATAAAAGTCCGTAGAAGGTATATCCGCTTTAAATGTTAAGGGAGTAATATCTAGATTATAAGAAGAAAGTATACTTTCATTTTTATAGTCCTGAACCTCAAATGTCGCATAAGTTGTATTTATATTACTCATCTATTACTACAATTTTACTAGATAAAGAATTAGGATTAATAAAGTATGGGAACTTAAAATATGGTAATGTTGTATTCTGATTTACTATTTCTATATCAGCAGTAGGATAGAGAGGGTTATATGAGATTAAAGAAATACCTTTAAAGGAAACATTTTCACTATTATTTCTTGTCTCTATTCTTTTAACACCTTCTATGCTTAAAAGAGATGATGTTAAACTATTCAATTCTAACTCTTGCCCTAGAGTATTTGCTACTGGATCAAAGAAATTTAACATAGCAGCGCTCACCTGAGCCTTAAGTCTCTCACTGTTTATCTTATTTCTAGACTCTCTTACTACTACTAAAGTTGTATCTTTACTTATCTCAGGAACCACACTATTTTGATTAGAAATACCTATATCAAATGCCATATAAATTGGATCTCTAGGCACTAATTCTTGTGAAAGACTCTTCTTTTCATTAGCAGTATCAACGATAAGAGTTTTAAGAGCGTTACTTAAAAACTCAGGATAATCTCCATCATTAGCTATTGTAAATCTTGGAACTGTAAATATATTAACATTATTAAAATCACAACTATCGGCAAAATTAATTTGATTTATTAGCACTCTATTTGACTTGTCCGGATCAACACAAATATTGTAAAAGTATTGAATATACTCATTAATAAACGATTGGTTATTTACTACTTTAGAATTAATTAATATATTACTAAAACTCTTATCCATAAAGGACTCGTAATCTTGAGTAGAAACCAGTCTTAATTGAGAGTTAAATACTCTTGGAGCGTTTTCTTTAATTTGTTCTACCGTCTCCTCTTCTACTACTGGTGAAGAATTATTAGGGTTGTTAAATGTAAGTAATGAGCTATTAGTTGGTGTGACAAATGTAGTAGAATCTTTATTAGTATAAGTATCGTTAAAAATTGCTCTTTGACGTGAGCTATCATAAACAAATAGCTTATCACCGTTAATTGCGTTCTTACTTATAATACCGCGTTGATTGTCCGATAAAATATAATTTACTGATACTGTACTACCTTGTGTTAGAATCTTACCGGACACACCATCTCCAAACTTAATAACAAAATGACCGTTTTCATTAAGTCTCTTTTCAAAAACTCTTTCATTCTTATCTGCAATGTAAAGACTGTCAACTTCTTTATATTCGTAATATAATCCAGATTCAATTTCCTTAACATATACGCTGATAGTATTATCAGCTATAAATCTACTATCATTATCATCTAGTATATTATCTACAACAATATTTAAAGTTTCAAACTCACTTCCTTGTGCAGTATAATCAGGATACTCACCTACAGCACCTTGATATAAAATAACATTCTTGCTTAATACATCTAAACTTTGCTTTTTAGCCTCTGATATAGTAAAGCTATAATCTCTATTTGTTGTATATTGTATATTATCTACTAAAAGATATGAATACTTCTTTATGGTGTAGTTACCTGTTGCTAAGCCCGCAGCTGCTGTAGCGTTAATAGATGCTAGGGAAGTTTGTTTACCGGATGGTTTATAGCCAATTGTTTTGACTATTTTATTCATATTTTCGTATAACGTAGCTTGATCAAAAGAGACTTCATTAGCAGTGTTGTTAAGATAAAATAGTAATACGTGATAAGAATACGCTACTATATCTATAACTGCAGCTAAATTACTACCTTCAAAATTTTGATCTGTAAATTTTTCATTTTCATTTAATCTCTGAATAATAAAATCTTTTAAGCTAACTGCATCAAAAGCAGTGTAAGCGTCTTGCGGTAAATTAAAATCTAGAAAATCGTTATTTTTATCAGCCATAATTTTTATATGAAGTTATATCCATTACTATTTAATACGGATCTAAGTGAAAGACCGTATACATTTAGTGATGGAACGTTTATTTGTAGTTGAATATTGTATTGTTGCTCATCTTCAAGACCCTGAACTTCAACATTCTCTAGCTCAATTCTTGGTTCAAACCTAGGTAGTCTCTCTTCTATATCTTCCTGTATATCATCTGCTGTAAATTCATCAACAGGTTCAAATATATACCTTCTTAAATCTATACCAAACTCCGGATTTAATATTTTTTCGCCGGGTGAAGTTAAAAGTGCATTAGCAATACTATTTTTAATAGATTCTATATCATATAACCCAGCTACATCCTTTAACTCCTCTTTTCTATTAAGTTGAGCGTTATAAGAGTATGAGTTCTTAATATCTAAAAATAAATCTTTATATAGATAGTCCTGCTTAATAGCATTGTTTTCAGCATTACTTACTGATACGGAATCTATCTTTATTAGAGCCATGTATATATTTAATGGCTACTTCTTTTTCCACTGCTGCCTCTTTGGACCTCTTTTCTTATATTTTTTACCTTTAATTTTTTTACATGCAGCGTGAGTAGGTCTACATGCCGGGTACGAAGATCCTTTTTTACCTGCTTTCTTTCTACCGCAAGGTCCTCCTGTCTTACAGTTAACCCAACCTTTAAATTTCTTACCAGTCTTCTTATCTGTACGAGTTTTAAACCAATCTCTTAAATTTTCCAGCAGCTGCTTTTGCGTCATTTTATGTTGCCTCCTCGGTTTACACATTTTTGTACATACCCAGAAGCATAAGCAGAAGGCCATACGTCATACTTACGCTTAGCTTTAGCCTGACACTTAGCGCGTGTCTTAGATACCTTCTTCTTTTTTTCAGCATCCTCTTCAGGTATCTCCTCACTCTCAGATTTCCTTTTACCGCCCTTCATGTTAGCACACCAATGATACATCTTACCTTTCTCACCTCCATACTTCTTGGCCCTCTTACGAAGTTCTGTTACAGAACCCTTACAGCTAGCCCCGGCTCTCCTAACACGACCAGGACTACTTTCTGCATCTTCCTCATCAGAATGCTTTGTCTTATTAAGCTTATTACCAGCCTTTTTAGCTGCTTTATACGCTTTACTACCCTTACGAGCACTCTTACCACCGCGCTTCTTCTTAGCGTTTATATTAGCCCATAAACCTTCTGTAAAAAATTCTTTAAACGTTTTCATTACCACTTTTTACATGACCAATACCTTGCTTTTGTTTTAGGTCCTGGATTATCACAATTNTGTCTAGCTCTGAAAGACTTACGAGCTTTAGGATTACTCTTACGAATTTTCATAGTTTTTTCACCCCTACTTTTAGCCGATGTACCACCATGTCCGAAGTTAACCTTCCTAACATTACCAGATTTAGGATCCTTTACATACACTTTAAACTTCTTAACATCACCACGAGTTGGCTTATTAAGCGAAACCTTACGTCCTCTATATTCAGCATCTTCATCAGGCTCTGAACCTCCAATTTCTTTACCATTAACTAAAATTCGCTGATATATCATCTTCATACGAGGTAAAACCTTCTTAAATTCTTCTAGTGTATCAAACGTTGAATAGCTTCTTGCTGTAACACCACCACGGTGATTGAGCATCTGCGTTTCTACTTTAATAGGCTTACCCTCTTCTGACTCGTTAGGATTCTTATAGGTTGGATCGGATCGAAATTTAGGACCTCCTCTACCGTCAGCGTCTGCATCTCCTGATTTCAAACTACCCCTACTTGTGTAGTGCTTACCGTCAGGAGCTTCCTTCGCTTCATTTAGAGATTGTAGGATACCCTTAACTAAATTGTTAAATTCCATATTATTATTTAATAGATTGCATAAATAATTGTATGGCTAAAGTAAAGAAGTTTGTTAATCTTTTTGAAAGTTACATGAAACGTTTTGAACGAGGTGGATTTCTCGTAGGTGATATTTTCAAGTTTAATGATAATTTTAAATCATCAGAAGAGTATAAGTGTTTAGGTACTAACGTACATGAGCTATTAGACCAAAT